CATCTTGTGAAACAAGTTTTCTAGGTCTTCCAGGTTTTTTCTTTACCTTAAAAGTCCCTTCTTCTTTTACTTCTTCTGACATAATATAATATAATAATTAATAATTAACTAGGTGTAAATTGTTCTAAACCAAAGCCACCTAATGTATCATTACCTGCTGACTCAAAGTTTTTAGGTAATAAATCGTTTTTTCTTTGGTCTATAAGTTCACTTTGTTGTGTAGCTTGTATTTTAGTTCTTTCGTCTTTTCTATCTTCTTTAAATTTATCTTCTTGTATTTTAGCTTGGCCTTGTGCTTGTGCTAATTGCATATTATAATTAAACTCTAACTCCATTAACTGTTGCTTAACTTGAGCTTCTCTTTCAAATTTATTTATTTCAAAATCAGACTTAGCTTTTTCTAGCTGTATTTTTTGTTGAGTTATTATTTGTTGTTTTTGTGATTCAGCTAATGCAGCTTGCTCTGCAGACTTAGCGTTAGCTTCAGCTTGAGCTTGTATATTAGCTTGTTGTGCTTGTTGATCTCTAGTTGCTTTATCTTTTCTACGCTTTTTAAGCATTTGATTAGCTAACTTTAAATTTTTAACTTCTCTAATATCTATTACATCTTCTAAATCTATCTGTCCAGATTTCAAAGCTATTTGTATATTATTTTCTAATAATTGTTTTTCTTCTTCATCTGGCTCTAACTCTAAGAATATACCAAAATCATGCATACTTAGTTTAGATAATTCATTTAATGTACCAACGTTATATTTAGAAATACTTTGCATTAAAGACTGTTTAGTCATTGGAAACATTAAAGCATCTGCAACTCTCAACGATATGTTTTCACACGTTTTAAGCGTTAAGTAAAGGCTAGACTGTAGTATGTGTCTTGTAGCAGTGTTACTATTAGCTGCGGCTATTTTTTGTAATCCTACTAAAGAATTTTTATCTGGATTACTACCATCCCTAGCTTCATTAAGTCCGGTCACATCTCTTATCATCTGTAAGTAATACTGATAAGTTTGTATTAAGCTTTGTATTTTACCCATACCATTAGAAGTTGAAAGTTCTTGTATAGGAACTTTTCCAGGATTAGGGCCACCGTCTTGCGTATATGATCTACCTACAATACTACCAGTTTGAAAATACATATTTAACGCTTCGGCTGGATTATAGCTTGTGCCATTACCTAAATCAACTTCGGCTAAACCGTCTACGTCCATAAATACACCGTCAGGTACTACTCTTGACATTACTTGTTGTAGTTTGAGATGTGTTAGTTGTATCATATCTGCAAATGTAGTTATTCTACTAACTAAAGACTCAACTCTTCCTTTATATAATCTAGGCGCTACTATATTATAGTTCATATTGACCCTAGTAGTATCAGAGTTTGGCCTAGTCATATTAGGACACATAGTCCAGTTCAACATCATTTCATGCCCTAGTATTTTAGCGCCTCTATATAATGTTTCAATAGATCTAAAAGCTTTTTTAAAGTTATCTGTTTCAGGTGCTTCTAAAAATACATCTTGCTTTTCTAATGTTTTTTCAAGGCCTGATGCAGTTTCTTTTATTTTAAATACTTGATTAGTGTAAGTTTTATATTCAAAGTAAAGTACTTGAACAGTTTGATCATCATAGCGACCATTGAAGTTTCTAGTATAATTAGTGTTACCTGGATACTTTTGTATTTGTTCTATTTCACTTACAGTTAAATTAGGAAACTGCTTTTTTAACTCTGATATACTAACAGACTTTACTTCACCAACATAATATAAATCTTCAAAGTTTGGATCATCTGTATATGAATAAACTAAACACGAAGGATCTACGTATTGTATTTCTATACCGTTTGAATTATTAAAAGAAGTTTTAACGCAAGCTATACCAAGTACTGTTAAATCATAATTTAATCTTTTTCTTATTAAGTCATATCTATTATAATCTAATACTTGATTTATTAATTCTTCTTCAGCTACTTCTACAGACTCTTTATAATTCATTTGCATATGAAGTTGCAAGTCTTCGTCACTTTCCATATTTAATCCTACACCATTAGAAGCTGATAAATCCATACCTGTTAATTGTTGTAATTCTTTTATCAAGTCTCTTTCTTGCATGTCTCTATTAAGAGCTTCAGCGTATTTAGTTCTTTTTCTTATAGATGCAGGATCTTGAGCAAAAGCTTTAATATCATAACTTCTTTGTGACATGCCATTTACTACTATATCTACAAATTTAGGTATTATTGGAACAGGCTTCCAATCAAGATTTAAATATGATAAATCACCATTAATAGATAATTCATCTTTATATTTTTGTACACTTTGTTCACCTCGAGCATATAATTTTAATCTATGAAAATTATCGTAATTAGTATTGAATCTATCATAACGACCTCTATCATTTCTAAACCACTCGTCTTCAATAGCTTTTGCAACGCGTAAACCGTAATCATATGTAGCTTTTTCAGCATCAGGTACTACCTGACTTGGAAAAGAACTTGTTGTGTTTGCGTTTGGAATTATACTCATTTATTTTATTTTTGAAACATAACCTGTGTTATCGTATTTTTTTATACCTAAGTTAACTTGTTTTTTAAACTTTGCAGCAACTGGCGTATATCTATTTTTATTACAAGCCATTATAGCTAAACCAGAACTTATACAAGCATCATACTTTGTTCTGTTATTAATATTAAATTGTGCCCAGTCTTCTAATGTTTTTTGAAAATACATATCGCCATAACCTTGTTCTAACTTTCCAACATAAGTTTCTATATAACTTTCAATAGCTGACGCGTGTGCTTGCTTAATATCTTCACTTGTGTTTGGTATGCCACCTATTTCTTTTTCTGTAGGTGACAACTTATTCCATATTTTATCAGGGCGGTTCATGCTAAAACCTCTATAACCTCTTCGTTTTAAATAATATAATAATCTAGGTTTGTTGTTTTCAGCTAGTATTGGCATGCCATAAAATACTAAAGCCATTAATACATCTTCAAAAAATATTTCAGCTGTTTGAGGTCTAGCTACATACTCAAGAAAAAAGTGGTTAGGCGGAGCATCTTCCATTGAAAACTTAGTAAGTCCATGAAGTGCACCATTAGATCCTTTGCCATCCACAGTTCCTGATATATCGTAAGAGTCACAACCAAACGCGCCAACATGCTCGTTTGCTGGGTATTTGATTCCATTTCTTACTATTATAGAATTTTGAAGATTAACTGGTGGTACCCAAGAAACTAAAAATCTACCGTCTTTATTAGGACTAAATATTACTTTAGTATCTTGTATTCCATTTTGCCACATAAAAGAACCTTTAGTATAATTAGCTAAATTATTTAGTTCTTCGTTATAGTCTATTTGTTCGTATATTCTAGTTAAATTAAATAAGCTATTTTTAGTTTCGTCTCTAAACGCGTGTTGCTCTGTTCTTGGAAACTGCCTATAATATTCATTTAAACTATCTTGGTCTCCTTTTAATCCTTCAACTTCGTTTTCCCAGTGCTCAATAACTCCTGTTGTAATTTCATGACCATCAATTCCTTTGACTGTATTCTTTGTTCTAGTGAAGACAGGTGATCCGAAAGTATCCATGAATCCTTCGTAGTTCCACTCCATAGGTATGAACAAGCTATAGAGCCCAGAAGATGTTTGTCCGTTTCTATTTCGTTTTGTAACGTCGCTATTGTAGTATAATTTTTTAAAATTTTCTCCACCTTTATCTAATGAGTTTGACGTTGAGCCCATCATACATTTACCTACAATTCTTGATCCTAGTCTTAATGTAGTTTTAGTAACTCGCCAGTTGTTTAATATGTTATCAGGTCGCTCCCATTTACCGCTTTCGTCGTGTGCTAATAGCTTTAATTTCTCACCATCGTATGAGTTATCACCTGTATTTTTCCAGTCGATAGTTGTGTCTAATCCTTCTATTTCTAGTTCTTTAATATTTTCCTGGAGCTTTCGACGAGTAAGCTTTGCGGCCGGAACACGATATGCCAGTTCAGTTTTTGGCCTGTCCATACCATCTTGAATGGGTTTAAAAAAGAACGGGTAGTTAACTGATATGGGTACAACTTTATCGGTAAA